TGATTCAATAGTTGGACCAAAAGCATTCAATATATTATCTAAGTTTACTGCAAGACCAGTAGTTGGATCTTTAACAAATTCATTTATTGCACCTTCAGATATATTTTCTGAGGTTGGTATTGTAATATCAATCTCACTTAGTCTTTTAAATGTATCTTGTGCAACTTCAGTATTTTCACCAATAAACTTTTTCAAAGCTCCAGCATTAACTTGCATCACACCTTGTGCTGCAGCACGACCTTGCTGGAATGACTCTTCCCATTCTTCTTTTGATGGAAAGCCAAATGGTATTAGTATCTCAGCTCCATCTTCATCTAATGTCTTCTGAAAAACAAAGTTCTCTCCAGTAGAAGGATCAAACTTAACTTCAGTTGCAAGTCTTTCCTTAAATTTATTTATAACAGGTCCTAGGGTAGCTATAGATACTCCTTTGTCTTCTAACAACTCATTCTTTATAGTAGCAGCCATTTCTTCTATTTCATATGGCTCTGGAACAATTTCAGACAATGCATCTTTGATTGGTTGTACAGCAGCATTACCAAATTTGAATGCCACTACCCTTTCACCATTTTGAACTCCATCTTCATCAAAAGTAGGCTCTGTTGCAAACTTAAAGTTAGGTATCAATGTACCAGGATCAAAAGCAGTTGCAGAAACAGCTTCTGTTGCCTCTGTTAGTCTTCTTCTCAATGCTCCTGTAGCATCTGTCCATTCACTACCAGAAACACTTCCTAGTACTTCATTTGCAAATGCATCAAGTCCTGTTAGCTGTGGAGCACTAATAGCACTACCTATAGTTTCTTGTAATGATTCTATTGAAGGTATTGCTACATCATTTGCAACACTACCAAGTAAATCTTGAAGACTGCTTGGAGGGACAGTACCTGCTAGTACATTACCCATCTCTTCTTGTAGGCTTTTAAGTTCTGGTTTCAATGCTTCAGTAGCTTCATGCAATGTGTTAGTTACATCAGCAATAGCATCCGTTGATGATTGAAGTATTGCTTTAAGACTACTTGGAGTACTAGCTGCTATATCAGTATCAAGGATAGTACTCAATTCTGTTGCAACTTGATCGGTGATGGATACTAGTTTAGTATCAATACCACTATTCTGTAGTGCAGTTTTAAATTCATCTATATCTAAATTAATCATTTAGATCAATCCTGGTTGATTTGATAAATGTGTTAGTTGGGGTAGTACTTGTACCTACAAGAAACTGTGCTGGTGTATCAATAGTAACATTTGAAGTAGCATCCATGTTTAGATTATCTTCAGTATGAATATTGACATTAGAGGTAGTCTTAACTGTAAAGTTTGAATCAGTTGCAATGTTAGTATTGCCACTAGTATACATTGTAAACGATCCATTAGTAATAAGATGTCTTTCAAAACCTTTGATCGTCATTGTAACATTATTTGAGTATACTTGATACATGTCACCTTTGAACTTCTCTCTGGTACTACCATCGATAGTACTGTCTTCATTACCACCAATTCTCAAACTTCTATTTTCATTAATTTGTGTTGATTTACTTGATTGAATTTCTTTTTGTTCATTACCTCTGATTTTGGTTACCATATCTCCATCAACACGAAGATGATAATCACCTCTGACTTCTTGATACATATTCTTCTCAACAAGTAATCTTACATCACCCCTTACAGTGAGGTTCATGTTACCTTCAACTACAACATTTTTTCCTTTGAGAAACATCTCATAATCATCACCAACTATCTTTGTGACTCTTGAACCATCTGGTTGTATCTCATAGAAACTACCTTTAGTATGATATTGATGTATTCTTTCACTTCCTGGTGTGTCATCATACTCCATAACATGACCAGATTCAGATGTGTATGTGTGATTGTATGGATATGCTGATTGATTAGGTGGCTTCTCTCCAGTCCTACCTTCCCATGGATGTCCTTTGCCTGTATCATCTAAGAAGCATGTATCATTATTAGCTTGGCCACCATATCTTGGAAATGGTTCATTCCAATGGTTTCTATAGTAAAAGTCTCCTGGATTGCCAGCATTGTGCTTATCACTACTTGGAATCTTTGGTCCATCTAGTTTTCTAACTGTCTCTGCTATAGGAGGTACTGCTGTTGGTATTTGAGTGACTCTATCTCTATTCTTGACAGCTAAAGACTCTTCACCTTCAGCCATAGGACCTCTAGCTAGCTTGTTAACATCACTTTGCCTGAGATATTTTTCTTTTGGATATACTCCTCTTGGATCACCAAACCCAAGATTGGATGCAATTTTTTCTTTTGGTATACCTACTAATGTACCAAGTATAATTGGTTGTTGTAATTCAACACCATCAATGAACATACCAAACACCCATGTACCTTCAACAGGTCCTGTTGGACTTATACCAACTCCACTTATAGATGCACTGTTGTATGGCATTACTGGCATTGCCCAAGGCAAGTCAGCTGTTGGAATATCTACCTTATCTTCAGTATGTACACCATAAACTCTGACTTGACAACGGCCAATATTCAATGGATCATTTCTATTTTCAACAACACCTATAAAATGTTGGACGTTAATTAATGCTTCTGCTGAGTTTAATGACATTATTTTTCTCCTGGAATCCCAGAATTTTTCATACAAGATATCACTGTATTGTGGTTTTCTTGGTTATCAAATACTTGTTTTACTGATGCAATCATCCATCTACCACCTAGTCTATTAGCAGATGTACTAGTTTGTTCATCACCCTTGTAAGCTGATTGTTCTGGTATTTGGAGATCAACCATTTCACCAGGTACTAGTGTAATATCACCAGTCAATGTTATGTTTATTTGTTGTGATAACAGATGATGTACAAATGGCATACGTTGACTGACAACGTGCTCATAAAATTGATTTCTCTTTGTTGTATCTTTGATTATTAGGAACTCATAAGTATCTTCTACAAACATATCCTGAAAGTCAGTATCAATAAAAGGAGAACCAGCAGGATCCACCAGCTGATATGCACCTTTAGTTTTTTCCCGGTAGTCAAAGGCAACATCTCTATAAGTCTTACCCACAACATCTAACGCTCTCGCAGTGTTCTTTAGTGATCCAGTTGCACCTAACATTTGTTGGTCAGGTAGTTTTAATTCACCTAATGCTTTTATTTTCTTTATTTCATCAACAGTATCTTCATCAGAGCTATCCAAAGGACTCCATCTATATGATCTAAGTTGTTTTTCTGTCTCTAATAACTCATTTTGATCATTAATTAACTTTTCAATATTGTGGAAATAGTATCCGTTTATTGTCTCATAAAACAAAAACATACTACCACCAAATGTAAAATCATGAGCTCTTCTACCACACATATCAATAGCAGCAAAAGGATTTCTTCCTGGTATAATAAAAGAGTTTATTACTTGTTGAGTTACGTGTACTTCTATATCTCTTTTATCAAATGGTGTTAATGGAGTATTTTTGAAAAACTCTTGCTTTGGACTTTTAGTTATATATCTGTCCCATATAGACTGAACCGTCTCTGAATATGTTTTATTGAAAGATTGATTGACACTAGTATATGAATCTATCAAGGCTTCTTTTGTTACACAATCTAGCGTCATCAAAGCACTTTGTCCTTGATTGGAAACTTCAGCTTCTTTTATTGATCGTACATAAAATTGAAGATTTATTATTTTATCTTCTGCATGATCGTTATGAGCTGTTAGTATAACAAACTCTTGGCCAAGTATACCTTGTCTATTGAACCTTGTTAGTATGCCTTCACTTTCACTAATAGTTAGTGTCAGTGTAACAGAGCTCTCAAACAAACTTTGGTTCAAGAACGCTGATAACAATTTAGAAAATAATTCTACTGGTCCAGCTTTGATACTTCCATCTTTATTTAATGTAACAAGATGTAATGAATCAATAACTAGATTGCCTAGTTTAGCCATTCTTTTTCTTCGTCAGTGTAAGGCCACATTAGAATAACCTATCTAATTGGGTTAAAACTCTACTCACCATTTCTGATGGTACTAATTTAATAAATCTTTTATTATCATTAACTCTCTCAAAATAACTATATGCAGTGACTCCTGTAAAGTCTCCAGCTGTAATTTCACTATAGAATCCAGCATGATTGTATGTATCTGTTGATATAGTAATGTCTTTTGTTTGATGTTCATAGAACAAAAGAGTTGATTGGCTAGTAGCTACCGATCCATACTTTGCTTCCATATGCTTATTAAACTCTCTTGTTGTGAGGGGCCACTCATAATATGGATCAAGTTTTATGTTTGGTAACAACACTAGCCATGCTAGATTTGGATTATCATATGCAAAGAATGATACAGTGTCTGGTCTTTCGCCATCTTGGATTTCATAATTGTTCAATCCAAATTGACTTGGTATCAGCTCTGTAAGTTTATATCCTTTTGTGATATCTCTTATAGTTTGATTCTGAAATGTTGTCAGCGGAAGTTTATTAAGTGCCATTATGTTGCTCCTTGTAGACCTTGACTTCCAACAATCCGAGCAGCGTTCTTAGCACCTTCACTTAAATTCAATCCATCAGGATAGTTTTCTGCTGTCCATATAGATGTTTCTTGTAAACTAATTGATAATCCTATACCTGCAGGGTGACCATTCTCTAAAAATGCTGGTCCTTGTGGTGTATAATCAACACTAACATCTGTAACAAATGCAGGTTTAAATTTTAAGTGACTTCTGTTTCCATTGAGAGTATGAATTTGGCAATGTGCTTCTTTAGGATATTTCAATGTTAATCCAAGGTTACCATCTCCTTGTCTTGGTAGTATATCTGATTTCAAAGCATTTATCATCTTCTCAATGGTAGTTGTCTCTTCAGCTGATTGTGGCCACAATTGCCAATCAAAGGTATAATTTTTTAGTTTAACTCCTTTGAAAAATGATGTTACATGAGGATTTGGTACTTGACCAAGAATTGCTCCACCAATACCTGCTAGTCTTGGGAATGCTCCAGTTCCTAATGCTGCTTGTATAATTGCAGCTGCGTCTGCTTTATTAGCAGATGAAACAGACTTTGCAGCTTTTCCAACTGCACCTCCTACAACTTTTCCTACTTCTTCTGCACCTTGTGCAATACCTATTTGGTTTGCTACATCTTGTATACCACCAGCTAGCTTACCTACAACTGCTCCAAGCTCTATAGTACTATAGTCTAATCCTTGGACATCTTTCATACTAGATGGGACAGGCAAGAAATAATTTCGTCCTACTTTTATTGCTTTTGCTCTGCCAGAAGTTGAACCACCACCAGAAATTTGATCAGGTACACCACTAGAGGTACCTCCTTGACCTTTAGAATTATATTCAAACTCCACCATTGCCATTTGAAAACAATAATCAGCAGATAAATCTGATGGAAATGAAAGGCCTTGATCTGTTTGAGAAAAGCTAGCTTTCTTTGCAGCCATTATTTGACTTTGTGTTCTTGCTCTACTCTGTGACTCTACAGGGTTTCTGGATCCTCCAGCTCCTTGTAATATATTTGTCATCTAAATATTCCTATGAGTTATAAAGGCAAATTCCGTCCAACTAATCCACATAAATATAACGGAGACCCCACTAACATTATTTATAGAAGTTCGTGGGAACTCAAACTTATGATCTATTTAGATGAACATTCTGACATCGTTAAGTGGTCTAGTGAAGAGTTTGTCATACCATACAAGAGTCCAATAGATGGTAAAAGACACAGATACTTTCCAGATTTCTGGATAAAGAAAAAGAACGGAAGATGTGTTATGATTGAAGTTAAACCAGCAGCTCAAACGAAACCACCAAATCCTAAGAATAAGAACAATACAAAGTCAGGAAGACCAAGCAGAAGATATCTTAACGAAGTAAAAACATACGGTATTAATGAAGCTAAGTGGAAGGCTGCTTATGCTTACTGTAGAGATAGGAAATGGGACTTCAAAATCATGACCGAGAAAGAGTTAGGTCTATAATGGCAAACAAATTAAACGAAGGTAGTGAATTTACTATACCATTGAAAAATCTGATATCGCTAATTGCTGTAACAGCTATTGCAGTGTGGGGATATTTTGGAATTGAAGAGCGACTTTCATTCTTAGAACACCAGACAGAGATGATGCAAGTAGAGATTGAAGAGAATGATAACTGGATTGATGAATTTAAACCACCAGAAGCTGTGCAAGAGACTGTTAAGAATGTTAGAGAGTTAGAAAAAAAGATTGATGTTATGCGTACAGAATTAGAATATCTTAAAGCTAGTGTGTATATCAAATAATGGCAAGTTATATTTTTCAAGACTTATTGTCTAAAGCTCCAGCTAGTATCAGGAACAATGTTGCTGATGCAAGGTCATGGATGCAAGATAATGTGACAACAGTGACTACAAATAAAATTCTATCTGGCGACAGACAAAGAATGACTGATAGTCCAACACCAGGTCGTATGTATATGTTCTCATATGATCCAAAAACAAAAGATAAGCTACCATACTATGATAGATTTCCATTGATCTTTCCATTTGATAGTGCTCCAGGAGGATTCATGGGATTGAATCTACATTACTTACCACCTCTTGCTAGAGCTAAGTTAATGGATGGTTTGTGGCCACTTATTGACAATGAAAACATGACTCCTGGCAGTAGGTTGAAAATAAGTTACCAAACACTCAAAAAAGCATCACGTTTAAGATACTTCAAGCCTTGTGTAAAAAGGTATCTAAATAACCATGTACAGTCTCGTTTTGTAACGGTATACCCTGAAGAATGGAATATTGCTGTGTTTTTACCAACAGAACGGTTTGCAAAAGCAAGCAAAGCTTCAGTATACGCAGATTCAATTGGTAAGTACTAAATGGCAATAACAGATTTAATTAACAAGATAGGAACTGGCATAAGTCAGTTTGAAGGCTTTCTTGGCATTGGTGCTGATGGAGGCCAACAGCAATTCAACGTAGGTAAGATACGTTCAGATATAAACTCAATGGGCGGTCTAGCTAGACCTCCTCTATTCCTTGCTACAGTCAATCCACCTAGAGCATTAGTAGGTGCAGGACCACAGCCACTACTTTGTAGTTCAGCAACACTACCAGGTAAGCAAATCATACCTGTTGATCACAAAAGATTGGGATATGGTACGTTAGATAGAAGGGTATCTGGTGCAGTTAATCCAGATGTCAGCTTAACATTCTTTGTTGGAACAAATGGAGAGCCATTAACATACTTCAACTCGTGGCTTGATAACATATTTTATACTGACGCAAGAAACGGTGCTGAAGGAAGTAGTCCACAAGGAACTCCTACATTCAACATACGTTTTAGGTCTGAATACATTTCTACAGTTACAATTGCTTGGTTTGATGATGCACAACAACGATTCTTAGAATATACATTACACGAATGCTTTCCAATGCAAATAGGTGATGTATCACTAGCTTGGGCTGAAAATGACTCGTTTGCATCGGTAGCAGTTAACTTTACATATAGATATTATACACTAAACACTATTGAGACAGCAGTACCAGGTAGTGGTAGAGGTTTCTTAGGACTTTTAAAGAATGGTTTAGGAGTAGTATCAAGATTAAACAACAGTAGGTTCCAAGGATTTGGAATCAACGATCTACTGAATCCAAACTTGAGTAATGCTTCTCGAGTTGGACTAGCATTAGGAGCTGTGAACAGCACGTTCAAGTTATTTTAATATGGAGGATACACTATGGGGTTACCGATTATTCAACACCCTACTTTTGGATTGACAATACCGTCGACGAAAGAAGAAATTAGATACAGACCATTCTTGGTCAAAGAAGAAAAGATACTTTTGGTTGCACAACAAACAGGACAACCAGATGAGTTTATCAAGGCAATGTTACAGGTCATTAGCAATTGTGTTGTTGATTATAGTAACATTGATAAGCTGTCCAGCTTTGATATTGAGTATATATTTCTCAAACTCAGAGCTAATAGTGTATCTACTCTTGCAAAGTTACAAATTTGGGATACAGATTTAGAAGACTATCAAGAAGTAGAAGTTGATCTTGATAAGGTAGTATGTGAAGGAGAAATACCAGATAATGTAGTTGAAGTTAGTGAAGAAATAAAGTTAGAGCTAAGACCACCTTCATTTACTGATCTCTTAGTTTTAGATGATAATGATCAAATGAGCGACTCTATTGATATGGTCACTAGAGTTATCACTAAAATTTACGAAGGTGAAGAAGTTTATGAACTAAAAGACTTCTCAGAAGAAGAACAAATTGAATTTATTAACTCACTACCAGCTGATACCTTTCAACAGATACAAGATTTTCTAAAAGGACTACCAGCTGTATCAATGGAAGTACCATACAAGATAAAATTGAATGGTAAGAACAAGAATAAGAAGACTGTATTGAAAGGTCTAAATGATTTTTTCTAATAGTGCTGTCCCATACTAATCTGGCTAATTACTACCAGACTTTGTTCAGTATGGTTCAGCACCATAAATACAGTATAAAGGAACTAGAGAATTGTTATCCCTTTGAACGTGATTTGTATGTTGATATGTTATTAGAATACTTAGAGTCACAGAAAGAAGAATAACATGGCTAAGAAAGTACAGAAAAAGTTACAAACAAATTCAGAATACAATAAGTATGATCTAGATGGAGATGGAATTGTGACAGATGAGGAAATGGCCGCTATAGCTAAAATTGAAGAAATAGAGATGCAAGAAGAGAAAGCGGATGCTCAAAGACGCATGGCATGGATTGCTATGGCTGCAATGATCATCTTTACAGTGCTTGCAATGATTCCTGGATTCATTCCAGAGACTAGACTTAAATTACTTGGAGACTTGTCTGCATTATTCTATATTGGTATGGCCGGTGTGGTCGGTGCTTATATGGGTATGACAGCATATATGAGTAAGAAGTAATGTCAACTCTTGCTGAAGTAAATGATACCCTTGGAGATGTCAAAAGAGCTGTTTTTCAACAAACAGCAGTCTTAAGCAATAAACTTGGTGATCGTGAACGTGCTAAACCTATGCCTTCTGGCCCAAAGGATTTAACTGCTCGCGAGAAAGCAGGTACAACTTCAGCAGAAGCAGCAAGAGAAGGTCTTAAAGAAAGAGCTGGTGACAAACCAAAGGGTGCTGGTGGTTTAGGTGGTCTGGCTGCCAAAGCTCCAAACTTACCAATAACAACAGGAAATAAATTATTAGACTATGGTGCACTAGCAGCTTTGGCTCTATCATTTACCGATGAGATTGCAGACTTCCTCAAAGGATTCTTAGGTGGTCTAAAAGATGCATTTCAAAAAGAGATTGATGCATTTAAAAATGCAGCTTCAGAATTTATAGATGAAAATATAACAAGTCTTGTATCTGGTGCAGCAATTGGTGTTGCAACTACATTGAGAAGGCTAAAGACCTCTACAAAAGGTTTATTGAAATCTGCTCTGGCTGAGGTAGATAGCTTAAAGACAAAGGTAGGTGGTTTATCATTAGAATTGGATGATGCAAAAGCAAAGGCTCAAGCAGATCTAGATGATGCAAAAGCAAAGAAAGCAGCTAAACCACAAACAAGATCCCAGCTGATAGATGACACAAAAAAATTATCAAACAGACAACTATCTAAAGCTGGATTAGAAAAGGCTAAAGGTGGTGGTTACATTGATAAAGCAACAAAAACACAAGCTACCAATACAAAACTAGCGCAAGCTACTGCCTCAACAACCAAACCGGCTCCAACCCAAAAAGTGGATCTACCAAAAGCTAAAGTGCCTGCTAGTGGGGGTGGTGGACCTGGCCAAGCGCGCCCATCATCTACACCTATGTCAAAGCCTTCTGCTATTAAACAAGTAGCAAAACAAAGCCAAATGATAGTTAAGATGTTATCTAAAGTAAAAGCATTGAAAGCAATCACAAAAGCCATACCAGTTATAGGAGCAATATTGGGTCCTGTCTTTGCAGCAATTGAGAGTGCAGAGGTACTTCAAGATCCTAAAAAGACTGATGAACAAAAAAGACAAGAAATAACTAATATCATTTCAGGTCTTGTAACTGGAACTGTTGCAGCTATTTTTGGAGCAATAATAGGTGCAGCGGTTCTATCAGTTATTCCAATTGTTGGAACATTTTTTGGTGGATTGATAGGTGGTGCTGCAGCTTATGTTGCTGGCGATGCCGTTGGCAGAGGTCTTATTGGTCCACAAGTTGCTGACTTCTTATTTGATGGAAAACCAGTTGATAAGAATGGTATCTTAGCAGCATTAAGTGGTTTCATGGAAAGTGATGATGGTAAGAAAGCAAAAGCTGCAGCAACTAAGAGTGCTCCTGGATCTCCAGGTAGTAAACCAATGGCTGGAGCTCCAGGAGTTGATGCTATGTCAGCACCAATGGAAGGCGCTAAGCCATCTCCTGGTGGAGGTTATGCTGCTGGTGCTGGTGCAACTGCAACGCCTGGTACAGCTGGTGCTGCTGGTACTGGTGCAGCCGGAACGCCTGGTAGAGCTGGTGCTCCAGGTACATCATCACCAAGAAGTGCTGGTGGACCTGGCCAAGCTAAACCTGGTCCAATGAGCGCTACGATGAGTCCTGAAGCTAGCGAAGCATTAAACACACCATCTGTATCAGCTCCTGGTCCAGATGCACAAGCTCAAAGAATAGCAGCAGCTGCTACATCTCAAAAGGCTGCAATGGTTAACCAAGCTGCAAGACAACAAGCAGCAGCTAGTGGTACTAACAACATTACAATCAACAAAGAAGGCGATACGCAGAATAATATTTCTGGTGAAGGTGGTGGCGGATCAAGCCAAGTAGTTGTTGTTAAGTCTGATGGGGATATGCCTAAGATAGGCGCTAAGATAGCCTATGGTATGGGACTATAAGCCCCATACCATTTAGTTGACTATTCGTCTGCCAGCTTCTTAAAGAAAGATAGACCATCGTCGTCATCATCATTGGATTGTTCATCCCATGGAGCTGACGCAGCAGCTGGTTGTGATGGTGCTGCTGCTGGTGCAGGAGCCTGTTTAACTTCAGACAATTCATCAGCAGTTATTGTATTAGCAGTCTCACCGCCACCTAAAGCAAGAACTCTATAGAGCTTTGTTTTAAGTTCATCGTAAGACTTAAAGTTCTTAGGATCTACAAGTTCCTGTAAAGGCTTCAATTGATTGTAGATACCTTCTAAGTCGTCTTCTGGAATCTCAGAAGGTGAGTCAAACTCAGACTTATCATAGTTACGATATCCTTCTACATTACGAATCTTGAGTCTAAAGTTAGCACCTTCTCCAAGAGAGAATGCATCAACCTTTTCCTCATCATCAAACTCAGGCATAGCAGCATCATTGATCTTATCAAAGATTTTCTTGCCAAACTTATACAAGAATACTTGCCCTTCATTCTCAGGTCGTGAAGGATCCTTAATCACAACTATATTAGAGATAAAGGATAGTCGACGTTTAGTCTTAGTACGAACAAACGTCTTATCAGCTTCTGTACCAGAGTTCCACAGCATAGAGTTATACTCAGAAATAGGACAGGCTTGATTGATAGTGGTTAGTGATTTCTCAATGAACCATCCACCAGGACCTTGGAATCCATGATCCCAGATACGTACAAAGGGTACATCTGAATCTGGAGATGGTAAGAATCTAATAATAGCAGAGCCATTACCAGACTTATCTACTTCAGGTTTCCAGAACCCATCGTCATCACGACGTGGACCTTTATCAGTGAGTTTACTTAACTCTTCAGTCAATTTATCTATATTAGACGTAGAGTTCTTCTTCTTCCATTGTGCAAGCGACATATGTTTCTCCTTATGTGCGATATATGCGATGTATACGTTTTATTCAAAGCGTTCCATAATATACGACTTATACTTAGATAAGTCAACAGTATTTATAAAGAAAGGCTTATATTTCTCAGCTTTCTTGTATAGGTCTTGCCAGACCATATCCAGACCAAGTTTTTTGGTCCAGTAATCAAAGAAGGGTGTTAGTTCATTCATGACTATCATAGTCTCCACACCAACATCTTCTCTAATAACTAACCTCATCAGATAAGGATGTGTATCACCCTTAGTTAAAATATTCTCATCATATGATTCTTTCAACTTCATGAGGTCTTGTTTGAACATATATGACATACTCTGTTGTCTCTTTTGCCAGTTAGCATAGACAGCATGAGTCTCCATATTGTTTATATCACCAGGCCAGAAGTTAATGTTCTGCAACATATTAGCTAACATAAAGTCATCTGGGTTCTTCAACTTAGATAACTTATGAAAGAACATCTTATCTCTTCTAACTTCAAACCTAGAGTGTTCTGTATTTTTTACTTTGCCATTGTACTTGAAAATATCATAATCTGACGTGAAGTGTCTTTTCAGTGCCATATATTTCTGATATGTTTCATGAGCATTCATAATGGTAAGCGAGCTCCTTTTGTTTTTAGAAGCCGAAGGTCTTCAGCTTCTGTTGCAATCTTAGCTTTTAGAATTTGACTACTCTTAATTAATGAAGCAGCAGTCTCAACCTCTATACCATTCTTCTCAACGTAGTACATTACAGCATCAAGATACTCAATAGATTTTTCTTTGACTATCTTTTCAATTTCCATAGCGAACTGAGATGGAGTATTTATCTTTAACTCTATCATCGAAAAAACTTATGATCTTGAATTGTAATTGTATGTTCCAATAGTTGTCCCCATCTTGGATTGACTTTTGTTGTATGATAGTGAGTAGCACCATTAGTAATTGATATGCCATCACGTTGTAATTTTCCAAACTGACTGTAAATAAAGTTCACAGCTTTGATAACTTTAGCCCAAGTCTTTGTACCAACAATGTTGGATACATCATCACTTTTGCCATCACACCAATATGTAAACTGACACTTCCATTTGACAGGAACTGTTTTACCTCTCTTCTGCCACCACTTATTCAGTGGACCTTGATGTACCACATCACATACAGTGTTGGGCCATCTATCACTCTTAACTCTATTCAATATAACTTCAGCAGCACCTAATATTCCTATCATAGGCTGGTTACCAGCTTCAAAGAATAGAGCTTCTGCCATACAGAATCTTTGTTTGTGTTCTGCATCTGTAATCGGCTCACTAGCTGATACTAGTGCTCCAGACCACAAAGTAACACCTAATGCAGTCACGATTGTCACTCTCTTCAACATTATACATTCCTTTGCCAATCAAAACAAAGTAAGCGCTTCTTGTGCTTACGTTCTTTATTATCGTTCCTTTTCTTGACAAAGTCAACACATTTTTGTAAATGACCTACATGCTCAGTTATCTGGTTCAAATAAGACTTTGTCCTATTTGGCATCTGAACATGGATATCATACTCCTCTTCAAGCAATGGATGGAAGAGAAAATGTTCGTATTTCTTCTTATCAATAGCCTGAAAAAACTCTTTATCACCATGTCTCATACCAGCAAATTCCATATCATATCCACCGGTAGACCAGAAACATGGCTTGTTTATCAACCAAACATTAGGATGTGCAACCCATTTTAACAGCTTCTTTTCATCAAATAACTCATAGTCTTCTGGGTTATCATAGTGGTCAAACCGTACTTTGAACACATAAAATTGATTGTTCTCTAGATGAGTACTGGTCATTGCTTGTAGTAATTCTTCGGTAAAGAATACATCAATATCAATCAACCAATTCCAATGAGTCTCTGATTGTAGCATTGCAAGATTCCTACAACCATGATTATTGAATCCAATGTCTTGTTTTATAGTGTAAGATTTCAGCTTAAATCTGTGTTTATATGCGTGACATATGTCTTCAAATATACCTTGATCTGGAGAAGCATCATTAATAAACTGTACTGTAATGTGGTTCTTTAACCAGTCGGTCATACCAGAAAAGAACTCGCAATGATGTATTAGCTTATCTACTTGACCATAATATGTTAGTGATATGGTGATGTCATTTGTATCATTGAAGTTCCATGATATATCATCAAACCACTCATCAGGCTCATCCATCATTATACATCTGTAGTATGATCGTTACACATAGCATCATCAAACCTAGCTTTAAATCTTACCCACTCTAGTCCGTATCTTGTATTGTGAAACGGATGTGTCTTTTCTGCTTCCATATCAACAAACCAAGGACCACCTTCTGTATAATGTATTGCTTTTGGATCAGCCAGATGGTAGTATTGATCTAAACAATTCCACTCCATAGGTAGTGAACCAATGTCATCATCATCTAACCATTTAAGATGATGAAAGTCCAAACCAGGTAAATGATCATTGAGATAGTCAGGTTTTAGTATTTGATTCTTTGGATGTTCGTTGTTGAAAATCATTAATGAAGCCCAGTTCTTTC